AAGCCGCACTGGTTGTAAATCATATACGACATAATAACCTCACGTATTTTAATTATTTATCAAACAAAAAGAAACACCAGGTAGACTGGTGTTTCTCTGAAATATATGGAAACTTGTAATTAAACTAGTCCAGTTGATGCACTATTACGATACATCTTCCATGTATTGTAGTTGAATGTTAGTTCAGGACTTACTTTGTTTTCACCTTCTGCATCAAGACTGACAGTACCATTATCAGTTGGGAATACATCGTACAATTTCCAGTAGAATGGCAACTGTGTACGTAATGCAGAGTCATAGATGTAAATGTTTACTTGAGCAGTATAGTTTGCGATAAAGTCAGAAGCAGCACCACCTGTTTCGACATTCTGCAAAACGTTAGTTGCTTCGAATGTATCACGAGGTACACCGTGGTTATAAATTAAGTTCTGCCATTCGTAGAAGATTTCTTGTGTTGCTAAATCCTGGAATTCATCGAATTTGATAGAAACGTCACCGTCAGTCTTGGTTCTGCCAGGATAGTTACGCAAAGAACCCATATAGTGGGTGTTAATCTTGTTTGTAGTCTTCTTTGGCAAACTGATAGAACGTGCTCTAAGCATCAAAGTTTCACCAATAGAACCACCCGTGTCATAGCCATAGCTCTTTTCGAGTGATTGAACAAGATTGTAAACAATTGTGTTAGCATTGAACTGGAAATTCACCTGGAACAAGAAGTTCTTTAACAAATCAGGGTATTCCAAAATCTTGCTAGTATAAAGATTTAGTGGATTGTTTTGATCGTGAATCATGACTTAAACTCCATATATTTATTATATTTATGCTAGAACTGAATTGTCATAGTTCCTGTTAACGTCGTTGCACCAGCAACTCCAGTGTAAGGTACTTCGTTAATACATGTTTTCAAACACGCTTCTACACCATCAGATAGTATTTCCATAGCTGCTTCATGTGTGTTTGGTGCTAAACCGAACATTTTTGCTTTAAACGCTATTGCCTGTGCTGTAAATTCTGCTAGTAATGGTGCTGGGAATGGTGTTAAAAAGCCTCCAGCTTTACAATCTATCTGCCACATTGACATTGTAAGTGTGTAGCTGAACAAACTGAATAAACCAACAAAAGGTTCTGGAGTAGTTTGCAATTTACTCTTGATATACACTTCTGGAGGAATATTCAACACTGTAGCAGGGTTAAATCCTCCAATTGGACCTGCAACAGGTACTGCTGTTGGACCTGTTACTGCAGTACCTTTAAAGAAGAACTTAGCAGTAGTAAAATGTGCTTGAAATTGATGCCAAAATTCTGTCAATGCTAGATGACACGCAGTAATTGCTAAATCTGGAGTATTAGCAGATTTGCTGTATTTTGAGAATATTGTGCCATATCTTGGAAACATATTAGACGTACACGTTTACGTTTGGTAATGCAATTGGGTCACAGTGAGGTGCACCAGTGTACAAACAGTTCGAGAAATTGTTTACTTTGCGCTTTGTTGGACTTGGAATCTTATTACCCGAGCCATCATCGATATCTTGTGCATTCTTGCCAATATTGATGTCACCAAATTTAGAATTGATGTTGATAGTTCCCTTTGTAGACTCAATGTCAATATTGCCGAATTTTGACGTTAATTTGTAATTACCAGCCAAGTTGATAGTAGCACCTGGCGGAGCAGCTTTAACAGAAGCACCTGGTTTAGTCAACGGAATCGAAGTTTCAATTGTGATAGCGCCATTTGGTGCAATAACTATCTTAGTACCACTTCTGTGTGATACTGTCATTTCACCATTCGAACGATTAAGTGTTACGCGTTCACCTTCATCAGTATGCATCATGACCATCACATTAGGATAGTCAAAGAGTTCATCAGGATGTTCTAGCATCTGTGAAGTGGCATAATTGTCAATGCTTGGTGCAATAGCAGTATAAATTGGCTTCTGATCATCACCTTGATCGAAGTAACCTCTTACGACAGTGTTAACTTCAGGAACGATTAAAGTGCCCTGTGTAGAACCCAAATACGTAGCTTCAGGCAATGCCCAAGGAATTGCTGCATCAGCAATTTCATCGTAATAACCAAGAATACGAATTTTAACACGACCCATATACAATGGGTCAGCATTGTCAATAACTTTACCAGTCCAGTGTTCGTCAAACTTTTGTTCATCAGTTTGTCCAATGATTTGCTGAACACTAGCATTGTCAGTAATTAGTGCTTCACGTATAATATCTTGCATACAACTTAAGTAGTTAAAGTAGGTTTCTTATAAGTACCATCTGCGATTAGTGTAAGTACGCATAATGCAGGTTCATTATTATATATGTTGTACTTGATTTGAGCTACGATGTAATCACCAGAATAGTTTTCACTTATTTCTTCATCAGCAAAACTACAGTCAAGTGTTACTTTTTGTCCGATGTACGGCAGAGCGTTAGACTGTAATACTTCTTCACTTTGCTGATTAACATCGAAAACAATATCAATTGCAGTATTAAAGAATGATGCTAACACTGCTTTATTATGTGCTGGTGCTACGTCATAATAAGCGTGTGTAGTATTTGGAAAGTGAATACCACAATCTGTGATTTTGTTCGTGTAATTGTACAATGTGTCAATTTTTGATCCGTTAGCTGCCATAGTAACTTCTGGATTGTCAAATGTGCGCTTTAACATACCAAAAATTATCTTTTGTTGTGTTAGTCCTTTTGGAATAACGTCATCAGCAACTTCAAAATCAAACATTTCAGCTTCATTTAAAATGCCAAGTGGATCGTATGTGTATTCAACTTGTTTGTAAGCATCATTTACAATTGTTGTAATACCAGCACGATTCTTAACAGTTGCATTTGCAAAACGGAAACAATTAGCATGTTCACCTTTAAGCTTTGAAGGAATATAAGTTGCTTCTGGCGATTTCAATTTCAAAGTATTGCAAGAAGTAATAGTAGCATGTTTTGTAAACGCTTTTTCGATTTCGTCGTTATTTGATGTTTCGTTAAATGTCTTATCATTAACAAACGAAGTATATGCTAATAATGCGTCTTCTTCAGATACCCAAGAATGATTTAAGAACTTATTGACTGCTTGATAAATCTTATTTCGAGTGTTTATCCAAATCATCGAATCAGTTGTAGAAACGTCAGCAGTCGCGTCAATACCACCAGCATTTAATTGTGCTTTAATAGCGTTTACACTTGATTCAGTTGCTGCCATATCAGCAATTGGCACGTTAGATTTTGGAGGATATGGATACACTCCTCCCATAATTCCAAGCGCATCATATACACAAGTAATATGATATACAGTAGTAGCGTCTGTGTTAGAATGCATGTTAATAATCGAAACAATTTTCATTCTCATTGAAGAATATGTTGTGATTTTTGTTTCTTTATTAAACATTCTCATTGGAGCAAACTGTGCATAAATTGTTTGTCCAACATACATGTCACCGCTGTCAAAGAATGAACCAGCATCTACCATGTCAAAACAAAGTGTTGGTAATAACGAAAAGATATCTTCTGATAGAAGAAAATTCTTTATGTTTGTATTGGGCAATTCTAGTCCATTGATACTTCCAAGCACTATCTGATAATCGTTTGTTTTATTACAAACTGTATTGCTAGCTATGCCTCTTTGAAGAAGGCTTGTTGAAGTAGTTGCACCCATATTACTTTAATGTTACCGTCATTCCACGTTTGCCAATTTGCCAACTATCAATCGTGAAGTATTCAAGAATACTTGCTGCTTGATACACATTCGATGGAGCAGCAAAGCACATAAATTGATTGTTGTTGACTGCTAATAAGTAATCTGTTTGCTCCATGCGAAGATAGTCATACAGATGCATAGCAGCGATTGTAGTTAACAAATTGTGATTGTTTCTATTTTTGTAATTTGACATCGCGCTTTCAATAACTGGTCTGTGAGACACAGAAGTATTTCTAAAAGCGTCTAAAATGTAGTAAAGTTCTCTATCACTGTGTGAAGCAAAACGTTCAAGTTCTTTGCAACCACCAGCATCAAGTCTTCCTGGAGGAGATAACTTGAAGTTTCTAAATACTGCGCTTAGAATTGCTTGATTAAGCTGTCTGTATTTGTCAGAATATCCATTACAAAGTGCACTCGAAATACCCTTAACTTCTGCTTTCTTCTTAGTTTGCAGATCAATTAAGTCACCGTGATCTTTTGCAAATCCGATATTGTCAAACAAAGATACAAATACAAATTCGCCTTTACCAATTGCAGGTTGTGCAGTTGTTACTTTTAAAGCAGCTTTGATGTAATCTTGCTTTAAGCAATCGTCTAAGTCTGCTTTTGTTAAAAGATTATTCCAAGAAATAGGACCAACATTGCCAAATTTAAATTTAGACTCTTTTAAACGAGCTAACAATTTATCAGCAGGACATAACGCATACTGCTTGAAGAGACGCGCAGCCTCTTCAGCAACTTGTGGATGTTTTCCTAATTTCTCACTAGTCCAAAACTCATTCATTTGCACAACCTATAATGTTGTCTGCTTCTACTATCATATTTATTGGCAATATTTCTTGCAATTGCTTAGCTAACGTCGATTTTGCTGCTAACAATTCTTTGTCTGTTACATTTGTAATAAGTACAGAAAATTCGTCATTATCTGCAGAATACTGCGAAGTTAACATCGTATTTTCAGTTATTGTAGCATTTCCTAATTTTTCGTAAAGACTTTTATTTCGTGTGTTAAATAGTTCAATGAATTCGTTGACACCTTTAATCATGACATTATTTAACACATTGATAGGCTTTTGAGTTATATGCGGATATCCAGGGTTCATATTCCAGCTTAGAATTTCCGATTCATCACCGGGTTTAAATGTTACAGATACACTTGTTGAAGAAATATATTTTATTTGTGTGCTTATGGTGTCAATCAATACATCGTCATACAAACCAAGTATTGAATATGGCATACCGCCTCGTATATCATGCATGTGTGTGCCTAGATGCATGATGCCAAAAATTTCATGGTTGAGTAAAGTTAAATATTCTTGTGTATTCTGCACATCTTTTAAACCTGTCAATGTAAAAGTAGTTTGTATTGCTTGTGATGTGATGATATTTTTCATACCAAGCATATTAAGAAAGATTCTGACAGCTTTCTTACTACCTTTGCAATTCGCCAATACAGGATTGGCAGACAGAAGCATACGTGTTAATTTGTCTTTTGTGATATTAAGTTTCATCTTCTTCAATGTCCTGTCTTTCAAGATCTATTAGTGCTGTGAGTTCATCAGTAGTAATGTGCAGCATATCACCATGATCGTTGTCATATTTATCTAACAAATTGCCATATATTGTTGTGTAATCGTTGAAATTACCAATTCTTGCAATTGCTTCAAGAACACTGATATAACAATTCTTATCGTACGCTTTAAACATTGTATTCAAATAGCGTTCAGTGAATTTTACAAATTTGTAATATGCTGAATTCTTATTTGTTGTTTCTTTCAAGTATTGTGGCACAAATGGATCAAGTGTAATCTTTCTAAGATTATCACTACATTCTTTGATCCATTCACCAAGTGAACCATCAGCTCTAGTTAAGTTTCTTACCATTAAACGCAGTGAATCAAGAAAATCATCACCCTCAAAATCAGGTACGTCTAACTCAGCATGTGCAATGACCCAACCAGAATCATCGATGTTACCAACATCTTCTGTTGCTACTTTTGCAATGTGTGTACCATGTGCCGTAATGAACGTTTCTTTTCTCGTATTTCGATAAAGATCACCTAAACTACCGTCATTTAACTCAATCAAAATGTCGCAATCTGATAATTTTGTATTTGCGTTAGTTACTTTGATAGTTGTTCTACCAATTAAATCTGTTCCAAGTTGTAAATCAGCTGGATTCGTATTAATGAATTCAAGTATCAACTTTTTAAGATTACGAAGTTCATCAACAGTGATAACAACAATTTCTGTATACGGCATTACCCAGAAAGTAATGTTGCCAGCAACATCAAAGAATTTAAATTTGACACCTTCACATGCTTCCCAAGCATCAATAATTTGTTGTTCAGTTGCATCATCTTTTGCAAGAGTTTCTATCCAATTTTTGTAATGTTCTTCACTTGTGTTAACGTAATTAGTGTCGTAACCTTGTCCGCTTAATTTGATAGACAATTTAAACGCAAATTCATTTTCATTATTGTTACTATACGGATCTGGGAGTTTATTCATGACACACTGTGCAGTTATAAAACTACCAGCTACTGGTTGAGTATCACTCTGTTGTTCAGCATGATCTGCATTAGTAAATGTTGCGTATGTTAAGTGAGTTTCTGGTGTTGTATTAGTAGGATCAGTGTCGCCGTGATCTCTATTTATTTGTTTAACAAACGCGTTTCTTACATACGCTTCATAACAATACATGTCGATGCCGATAGGATCATGAAGTAAAATGTCAAATGTAATGTTATAATTGTGTCCATCAACAACTAAATATTTTTCTTTCCAAGCGAATTCACCAGTCCATTTATTTTCTTTACCTTCTGCATAAGCGACAGCAGCATCGTATTTCAATATGATGTCATTGATTTCAGTGTGAACAATGTAGTTGAACACATTCGCATTAAAACGAATTTGTCCATCATCAGCAACTAAATTATCATACTGAAATGGTAATGCAATTTTACGATTATCGTTGCTATTTGTATTGTCGTAGTTTTGATCTACGTAAGTTGATTGTGATATTTCTGAACTTTTAATAGCACCAGCACCAGATGTTGCAATTTCACCATCTAAATCGTCTGTTTTAGCTTGTGTATCAAAGCCCCAGTTTGTATTACTAATTGTTGCACCTGGTGTATTTTGTTCGCTGAAACGTCTAGGAAAATTTTGATCTACGTGAACTATTCTTTTAATCATATTTTCTCCTTACACGAACCAATTCAAACTATCAAATGCTCTTCTATCCAAACTTACAATTGGAAGTGTTGGCCAATCACGCTTTGCCATAGATGCAACACCAGATAAAGCAAAGATTTTAACAATGATCGGCTTATGCAACGTGATAGTTGCTTCTAACTTTGTAATGTTCTTCAAGTGAGATAGTACTTCGTTTTTGTATTTTTTCAAAATCTTTGTGCAATTCAAATTAAGTGCATCGATGTAATTCTTTGCGATATCTGATGGAAGTGCATCGACAAAGCTTTCAATATCAGAAGTATTCATGATGTACTTTTCGAATATGTCAAAATTGTTGCACATATTCATTAGTGAATCTTCTGCAATAGATACACCAGTTTCAACTGCCCAAGTGTTAATAGCCTCATAAGTGCAAAGATATTTCTTTGCAAGTTTACGCTTTAAAGCGAATAATTCTTCTTTGAATTCACCAGAATATGTGTCAAAAGAACAGAAACTGCCAGATTCATCAGCTTGAATATGTGCATCGTAAATGTTGTTCTTTCTATCACCTTCTACTTGAATAACAATGTTGTAGTTCTTTGTTGGGTCTGTATTGTTCTTAATAATCTCGTCAGTATTCAACGTTACATCATAAGTTGATGCACGATTGATTTTGTTTATTGTAGTAATCAACTCTCCATAATTGCAAAATACAAAACCGCAAGATACAGTAGACTTGACGATTGCGTTAAGCTGATCGGCAGTAAATGGAAGAACTGTCGAATTACAATTGAAAACATCACTTTGCTTAAACATAGACTTTATATTTCTTTATTGCGTTAACTACTCTTGACAATTGTGGCACTTTGACTAATGTATCGGGCATCATGTCATGCCAGGGATCTGAGAACCCGTTGAACCACATGATGAACCACCAATAGTTTGGTGTACCGAATACTCTCAGTGACAAAATATCAGGTCGAGCATATTCATTTTCTTTAATGTATGTATACGACACATCGCCAAAATCATAGTTCTTGAAATCAATTCTAGAACTATCAAGTTGTGCAAGATCATCGACCGTGACTTGCTGCATCATATTTACTCTACTAGCTGCGTTTATCATAAGACTTATATTATTTATGAGGCATAAATATAGCATGCCAACAATGGAAGATGTACCAAATTTTGTAACTGTACCAGTAGAACTTGAAGCATTTACAAGTCAAGCTAATACGTGTATTGATCCGGCTGTATATGTACATACACCTGAAGACAACCAGAGAATAGATGACGAAGAAGCTGGTAATAATGTGTTTGACGCTTTAAAGCCAAAGCCAGATGTTGACGCGACATCATTTGCTGGTCACAATCTAAGTGAAGAATTTATAAATCTTAGCACACAGTACGGTAATAACGCGTTTGAGCTCGAAGTAGAGCAGACACGTTTATTTGGTGTTCTTAAAGAAATTCCAGCTCTTAGTTTAGGTGGTACTTGGAAGCCTAACCCTGTTGCACATATTATTGAATCTTTGAAAAATTTGCAATCAAATACGAAAGTGCAAATTATTAACTCGATTTTCGGTGTTAAACAAATTCCGTGGATTGCTGGTGGTGATGCAACTTCACGCACATACACGGGTTGTACTGACGCAACATTTAATTTGCAATTTAGAATTTACTCGATGGAAGCAATTGGACCATCGAATTTGATGACTGGTTATAAACGTATGTTAGCTGCACTATGCTTGTATGCTCCGCCATTGCATACGTTTGACGCTGAAGACATTTTGGCTTTGAGTGTTACTAACATAGGAAGAACAGCTACAGCACTTGCTAAAGAAATCGACAACACAATAGATTATGCAGCGTATAAAGTTGGTTTAACTGATGTGCGTCGTTCTCCTGAAGAGCAAAGCAAAATCGTAAATGGCATTAAAACTGGTATGTCTGATTTAGCCGACGTTGGTTCTGCGATGGTATCAGCATTCCGTGCTGATAGTTCTGCTGAACGCACAAATCAAATTAGAAATTTTTCAAATGCTATTACAAAAACAGCTAACGATTTGAAAGACGCGATGGTTGATGATAAATTATCAGCACCCGATGTTGCACGTGTTGATGATCCACTTAATTACTATAATGGTTACTATGGTGGAGCTCTTTGGCATTTGTCAATTTTGCCAGGAATTTTCAGTCATAAACTACCAGTATATGTGCAATCTTGGTCTGTCAAACCTTCTAAAGAAATCGACAGTACAGGTAAAGCTGCTTACATGGACTTTACTGTAACATGTGTATTAGACCAAGTCAAAACTGGTAACTGGTGGGCAAACGAAATATACGCACCTGAAGCAGATGCGTATAAAAATGTGTATAGACAGCAAGTTAAAACATTTAGTTAGATGCTGGTGTTTTTGTAATCGTGCTATTACCAAATAACATTCTAATAAATTGATCGCGTGTCATTATCTGGTTTGGCGTTAATGTTACTTCAAAGTTTGCATACAATGGTCTTGGACGATAGATTTGTGTAACATCTACTTTCTTTGATACTAAACCACGAGTAAATTTATCAGAAAATTTTACATTGAAATTTTCAACGTTCCAAAGAATTGGCGAAGGTGTATCATCAGTTGCATGCAAATATTGAGGAATGATGACATCCCAACATACATGTCCAATCTTATAGGACTTTAGCATATATTCTGAGATGAGTCTAGACAATTCTTCAATGTTTTGGTATAGTTTAGCGTGATTATCCTGTGCAGTTTCAGTTTTTTCAACGATTGGCAAACTATTAACTAACACAGCTCCGCCTTCTGCTATAGTTTCAAACGCTTGTGAAATGTGATGTGCATTTTTACCAACGTTTTCTGCCATAGTAGTTAACACTTTAAACAAATTCGCGTATGTTGCTTTATAAATTGGCGCAGTAGAAAAATACAACATTCTAAGCCATGTTTCGTATGGCGAAGATGTAAAATTATAGCGCTTATTATATGTGTCTGTGTAAATTGTGAATTTGAGTTTAAGAGATGCACGTGAAGTATTCTCTTTCATAACACGTTGTGAGAATTCGTTAGTTTCTACTAATGGAATGTTGTTATGACCAGCGAGTAACTGAATCGTTTGTCCAAGTGCACCGTCTTTTAACATCTTAGTAATTGGCGTAAACACAGCAGAAGCAGAACCACCTTGTTCCCAGTTCGAACTAAATGCAATTTCAGGAATTTCTGTCAATACACAATGTAATTCAGTTGGAAATTTCTTAATATCGTCAATTACACCGTTTGTTTTAAGCATGTCAATAGACTGTTTACACATCTTTAAATCACAGCGCAAATGATGCACTGGTGATAGATTCGGATTCTTATTTGTAAATGCTGAATTATATAAAGTGTATGTGTGCATTATTGTGCATTTCCTACTGCTGTTTCTCTACTTTTTGACGTTTTTCCTGTTTGTGTGTTTTGCATTCCAAGTGCATTAGCAATAGCTGCAAGTGAATCGCTAATTTTCTGTAATAGATCGTTTGTATCGCCAGTTTTCTTAAGTTGTTCTACAGCATCACTATGACGTGCTTGTTCAGTAGTAGTTGCTTCACGTCTATTGACATCTTGCTGTGCATCAGTGCTCATCTTTTCAACGACTCTTGTTAAAGTCTTATTAGATTCTCTAATAGATTCAGCAATATCGTCAAGAGAACGAATTTGTGCATTAGAAGATTGTGCTTGTTGTTCTTGCAAGTTTGTTAGTGTGTCCATTTCTGTTTGTTCATCACTTGAACCAAACAATTTTTTGCCACCTTCGCCTGCAATCAAAGAAGCACCAGCACCAAGAAGACCACCAACAGCAGCACCAATAGGTCCAAACATTGCACCCATTGCAGCACCGCTTAATGCAGCAGAACCGACGTTCAACCAACCACTTGCAGTTTTATTTTCTACATTATCTGCAGCATAATCAAGTGCAGCACCACCTAACATACCGCCAATACCACCGCCAATTTTAAATGCCTTTCCACCCATACTTGCATACTTACCAAGTTTGCCGAGTTTTGATGCAGATGCGGTAGAATTCATTGTTGGTGATGTCGGTTTTGGCATTTCAGTTGCAGCTCTGTAAGAATTTGCCTTAGTGAGCATTTGTTCTTCTGACATGCCTCTCGTATTGATGTTGTGTTTCTGCAAATATTTTTGTGCAGCTTTCTTTGAAGTAAAGTATCCAGCAGCACCTGTAGCAGCAGTACTTGCTGCTAATGCACCACCAGTACCTGCTGCACCTGCTGCAGCACCAGCACCTCTTAACAGTGCAATCTTTCCACCGATCCAAGAGACTAGTGAACCAACACCTCTAATAGAAGTTACAATAGGCGCAATCACTTTCGCCAAGAATACACTAGAAGTAAGTACAGTCAATAATGGATGTGATGCTGCAAAAGATTTGAGGCCGTCCCATACAGCATTTGCAATCTTATTGCCAAGCGTAGTACCAGTTATGAACTTATAGCCCAAATATAGCAATCCGCCGAAGATTACTAATTTGCCAATAAGCGTATTACTGAAGGCCTTAAGGCCCGTCCAGATCATGTTTAATGGCACAGCTAGCGCTTTAGTAAGTGCAGTAAAACCGAGTTTTACGACGCCAATGATTGGACGGACCAAGATGCTAAGATCGCCCATAAAGCCATACAATTTATTTTCAAGACTTTTACCTACAGATGCAAATGCTCCAGCAAGACCGCTACCAAGTTTTTCAATAAGACTAAACATCTTCTGATTAACAGCGGTTAAGCCAACATCAATTGTTTTGCTTAAAGTGTTAAGTGCTGATGTTTGTCTTTTTGCGTTAATAGCATTTGCATTAACTGTTGCTTCGTTAATGGCTTTTAATGTAGTCGATGATTCTTTACTTTGTTGTTTGTGGGCTTTAGCAACTTCTAAAGATTGTGAAGCAGCTTGTTGTAATTTCTGTAACTGAGTAAGTGTTTTTTCGTCAGTTTTTCTTCTAACTTCTGAATTTTCACGAAGATCAGACAGCAACACTGTGTGCTGTTGTGTTTCTTGCAATAATGTTTCTAGTGATGTTCCTGCGCCTAAGCCTTCCATAAATATATTTATAGGACGAAAACGTGTTATGTCTCATGTAACGAATATAATTAACAATTATAACGACAACCAATATAAGTTGATTTTCAACGCATGGCCAAATTTAACAGGTAAGAAGTTGGACATGGCAGTATTTGAAAACAACATCAAGTCTTTTACAATTCCTGATATTAGTGGTCCAATGCTAAATACACAAATTGGACACATTAAGCAGTTACACCCAAATCCAGTTGGCTATCGTCAATTGAATGCATTTCATGTGACTTTTGCAGTTGATGAAAAACTTTTAAATTACTATGCTGCAAAATGCTGGATTTCGGGTTCTCGTGTTGGTGAAACAAAGAGCAATAAGATTCATCCTGATGATTATTTGCACTACAATAGAATTGAAACAGTAGAATTGCAAAATTTAGACAATACTGAAAAAGTAGTTTCTAGAATGTTGTTCAAGCGTGTTTTCTTGACAAATCTTGGTAGTTTACAACTTCAGTTTGGTCAGTCAAATATAGCAACTTTTACGTGTACTTTTGAATACGAAGAATGTGATTTTGAAGTACTAGTTGATGAAGCTGAAATGAACGAAATTCATACAGAAATTGATATAAACAATAGATAAAAAGAAAGCCGCTCTATGAGCGGCTTTTGAAGTGTTTACTTAAATGAACTGACTAGTGTCTTTAGAATCCAGCATGTTCATCCAGTCATTCATATGTTTTGAAGACTCTAACCAGAAGTCAGCTTGATTACATTGCTGATATTGCCAATTTCTGATTTCGTTGAACTTTTCTTTCTTACACAACTTCCAGAACATATTGTCGATTTGATCGACTGTCCAATTGTCGTAATACTTGCATTCAGGATGAATTTCTCTGTAAGGACTATCGTCATTAGCACTAAAGATTGTACCAATAAAGACAGCACCTGTTGCACAAGCTTCAGTAAATCTTAAGGCTGATTTGCATTTATTGAATTCGTTATCTACGATGCTTGCAATGCTAAAATCTGCCATTTGTTCCATGAACAATCTTGGGAATGTTTGAGAATTTGCCCAAGGAATGAATTTAATCTTGTCTTTGATAGGTTCCCAGAAGAATGGAAGAGCACCCATACAAATGAAGTCAATCTTGTCTTCTTTAACGTTTTTAATAACCCAATCACATAGTGCTGTATTCCAGTCACCACGTTTACCAGCAATGCCAGGAAAGCCTTGAGGTTCTTGAGGAGATGGTGCTCTTGGCGGAATTGGGTTAATGTAATGTGTTGGAGAACCAGAGTAGATTACTCTTGGCTTTTTCAAATCTTCAGTAATATCACCTTTACGAGGATAGTTCCACAAATATCTTGGCACAACGTTTTTAATTGTCATGACGTTGTTTACGCCAAATACTTTTTCAAATGCTTTCTTCAAATAGTCAGTTGAAACTACAATCAAATCCATCAAAGGAAGAACATCTTTCAATGTATTCTGAATAGCATCAAGATTGATACGCTGACTACTCATATTGTAAGATGGAATGCCATCTTCTTTATCAGCAGGACCGAGACCAGTTTTGAAAATCAAGTCATCAAGTTCAAATACCATCTTATAGCCATACTTTGGCTGCAGTGCTTTGTAACGTTTAACAATTTCTACGTGAGTTGGAGAAACTGGACGTTGGAATACGATTGATTTGCAATGTGCCAAAATGTTAGGATCGAACGTAAAGACTGGCATCACAATAGGAATTACGCCTGTATCAATGCCATCGAAATACATAGCGTTATATCTAAGTCTTACGTGTGAACAACCGCTATTATCACCTACATAGATGAGCGCAATATTTTTACCATCGAAGCGAGCTGTGTCGCAATTTAACATAAAATCACCTCAGTTAACTATTAAAATTTAATAAAGTATTTATCAATGAAAAACAGCAGCTTTGTGAGCTGCTGTTTTAAAATAAGTTAGATACGAAGAATGATTAGTCTTCTGCGCTTTCAGCTGCAGGTGTATCCTTGAGGATGAACATCTGAGAAGCTTCTTCTGGTTCAACATCGTAACGCTTTGCATACATTTCTGTAAGAACAGTGTTACATGCCTTGTAGAATGCTTCTGCAAGACCTTCAGAATCGACATCGAATGTTTCTTCAGCACCAGCGTTTTCCTTCAAGCCATTCAAAGTCTTCTTCAAGAGCAACTTAGCACCCTTGAATGCAGGTGTACCATCCTTAACGTGTGCAGGGTTGGTGAATGTCTTGTGGAATGTTGCCAATAGAGCGTCTTGCTGGCTCTTCTTCAAAGTAGCCTTAGCTGGCTTGATAACTTCCTGATAGACCTTAACTTCGAGGATACTTAGCAACTGCTTAATTGCCTTTGGATCGTCGTTACCAATGACCCATTCGCCAAGATCTTCATCATAAGTGATACGGCCTTTTTCGATCTGTTCGTTAGCGAATTCCTTAACAACAGTGTTGATTTCTTCAGCAAGTGCATCATAGATTGCTTGACCAGCAGTAGCACGATCACCGAAGCTAGAAGCTGCTTTCTGCTTTGCAAGATCTTTATTTGCTGCTGCAGTAGCTGCACCAGTAAATTCACCAGGTGTACCCGGTTCTTCAAGATTTGCGTTTGGTTCATCTTCGCCAGTATATTCGTTAGCGTCAGACTGACCAAATCTCCATGTGTAGTCTTCATCATTGATAATGATTTTACGACCATCAGCTAGAGTAGCAGTTACCAATTTTTCGTCAAGCTTCTTTTCTTCTTTTGCTTCAACAATTGTTGGTTCTTCATCGAAAAAACGAGATGCAGCAGTATAAAGGTACTGTTCTGCAAGTAATTTTTGCTTATTATCCATTGAAAATACTCCTTATAATTGCAATTATAATATTTATTTATACTATC